ACAGACTTCCCATGGGTAGCTAAACTAACACCACAATTTAAAACAGATCGCACAGGCTTATTAATACATCCAGACGGCGGTGTGGAAGGCACTAGGGGATGTATAGGTATTAAGAATAAAGACGTGAAAGCCTACGAACAAATAACCAAATTATTAAAAAGTAAAAAAGAATTGATATTATTTGTTAATAAATAGTATTATTTAAGTGTTATTTTTATTTATCTTTGGGCTGGGTTCTTGCTACCAGCCCTTAAACTATGTTATACTATAATAGTAAAATCCTTAAGAACTGTGGGTACCCGTCTTAGTACCCACATCCTCACTTAAAAACTCATGTAATCGCTTATACCGGCTAATCATTATTCTGTGATACATATCTGGCAACTGTTTTTTTAATTCTGTCTTTGTTTGCCTGTCACAATGAAACATTTGCTTATAATGTCTAACGTATTTTCTAATTAAGTTATTTCTTATTAGTAACGATTCACGATAAGAGTACCCCAAGTCACAGAGCTGTATTTCAACATTAACAGAGAAATTTTCATTTTCTCTTACTTGTGATATTGGCAATTTCCCATTATTGCGATATAAGCATATTTTATTCTTAATAATAAAGCTAGCCGAGCATCTTAATATGCTATGTATATTATACAATTACTTTTTTTTATAGCGTTCAACTATTGTCATAGCGTTTATATTTTTCTTTTGCATTTAACATCACCCGATACTATTAATAAAATTAGGTACTTGTTGCATTTCAGGCATTGGCGGTTGTGGCATTGTTAGCCCTAAGCTGTCAGTTATGGTACTGATTGCCGATACTTGTTGTTCTACAGGCAATACAGATATCAATTCAACAATGTCTTTTAAGCTCATATTTACGTTTTTGATATAAGCGTTAAAATCTGGCTCAGGTAATGGCACTTGCGATTGTTCGTCTTGTTCTTCTTTAATCTTATTAATGATGGCTCGGTAATTTGGGTAATCCAATGTTTTTAATATCAATTCTTTAACATCCGGGTTATTGATATCACCAAATACACCTTGTTGAGCTAGTTGCATGGTTGTTGCAGCGATTGCCGATTGCGATTGTGGTAATGAGCTACCAGCGGTTATTTCTACTTCATACTCACCTAGCGTTAAATCAGATTTAATGGTATCAATGGCCATTAATTCATTGGTTTGCATATCACGATCATATATGTTGATCTGCATTTCACCCATTTCATCAGGCTCCATTGACGCAAATTGTGTACCACTTGCCATGCGAATGATTCGTGGTTGGTTATAATATAGCTGGATTAATACAATAGCTTTATTGCTTATATCTGTTAAAAAGTTTTTAAAATTTCGTTGCATCTCTCGAATAGATGACATTGGAGATTCAACTAAGTCACGTACCATCTGCCCACTGTTGACACCTGTCGGCCGCTCACCTGATAGCATAATTTCATTAATTCGTGCAATCTTGTATGCATCTTGTTTTAGGTCTTGGATATGCTGTCTAATAATCTGAATATCTTGTGTTAATTTGTTGGTAATAAGTAGTGGTTGAACTAATGGATCACCAGGCTTGCTGTATATGAGGTCAAAGTTCTGCTCAAACGCTCTTTTATAATTTTCAGGTACAATTAGTTGTGATTTGTATTTTTCTAAAAGCTCTTGGAGTTTACTATAAGCTCGTGTTAATCGGCTTTGTATTTGCATTAAATCCTCGACATCGCCTTGCCCCATAATGCTGTCTGATTGGGTTGGAGAATATACTGCAAACGGAAACCCAAATGGATAATCAATTGGCCTATCCTCTAATATTTCTTCCCCAGAAAATATAATTAAACGACCGTTCGGGTATTTAAATCGTTCTTCGGTCTTCATTTCTTTATCTTGCTCTGACTCATCATCTAGAGGAACAAGAACAGTATCATCTTTTAAGTAACATTCATACAGCTCAATGTTATGTTCAGTCCCGCTTGGCTTTAAGCTGCCTTTGTTTAAATACATTTCACTGCCGGTAGTAACCCCGTTAGCTGTTACTTTACCAGCAACAACTTTATTTGTTGGCTCACCCATATTAATAGTTGCTGATGGCGAGCTTAATTCATCAATCTTTTTCAACACTTCCGGGTTGTTTTTGTATTGGTTGATTAAGTCAAAGCGGCTAATAACACGCTTTACAAATATATAGTTGCAGTTCTCTATGCTTGTGGCCGAAGGCTCAGGCAAGAAGTCTAAAGGACTTACACGCTCTATTCTTATGTCCCCTAGCCCATTATTGATTGACTGATTCCATATGACTTTGGCAATCCCTACGCCATAAATTGAGCCGTCACGCATAATTTTCTGTGAGATGTTCGGTAATTCCGAACTTCTTTTTATGTTTTCCCAACAATCATTAAGAATGTCAGCGATTGACTCTAGCTGTTTTAGATTATCAAAAGTTTGGTGTGATAGATTTGCAGGTTTAACGTTCGTGGTTATCATTGCATCTAAAGCCGTAGTTGCCTTAGTCTCAACAATTGGCTTTACAACATTGTATAAAGCATTACCTTTTTTCATGCTCCCAAGCGTGTAATCCCCATTGGCATCGGTGCCAGTTATTGGGCTAAATGTTCCATCATAATATTTTTTATATTTTTCTAGCTGTTTGGTGTTATGACCCGTTTTAGCTTGCGATAACAAGTTGGTCAAATATTTGATAAAAGGATTATCCATACAACTATAATACAAGCACTATAACATGCAAGCATTAAATTTATTTTAACAAAAAGTAAAATTAGTTAATCATTTAGTAAAAACAAATAAAATGCATATTAAAATTAACGTAAGTATTATAAAACCATGGAACTACATTATGGGCAACGCCTAGAACTAAAAAAAGATATTTCCTTAGCATTTGTGTGTAATGGCATTTTGCCTGCGGGGCAGCTAGGCTATCAAGAAACGCATTACAAAATCCAGTTCGATAGAGCGGAGATCGTGTTGCCAGCAAGCTTAGTTTCTGAGCTTTTTGAAGAATATATTGTTAAAGAGCCTGTTAAAGAGGTTGTTGATCCTATTGTAGAGGTTGCAGAAGTTGAATCTGAAAGCGTGACAGATTTGTCTAAGTTGAAAAAGGACGAGCTTATTTCATTAGTACAAGTTGCTAAGCCTGATTTAGATGTAACAGGACTTAAAAAAGACGATTTGATTAATATTATAGAGGCAGCCCCAAGTGCATAATAAAGATAAAAGAGAAAGCATTATGATTGTTTTTGGTGGCCCAAAGCCTGAAAAAAACGACTATAAAGAAGATAAGAAAGAGTATAGAGATAACAAGCACGAAAAGACTAAAAAAGAGTCTAAGTTGCAATATACTCTTGAAGATTTCGGCGGTTACACGCCCATGTCATTGGTTTCAAAACTAGAGGAAGCCAAAGACGCAATAGCTAAAGGTAGTACTAAAGAGGCAATTATGGCTCTTGATTCTTGCATTGTTCGGATAACGGGTAAGCAATTACCAGAAAACGACCCAGACAGTGCATTGAAGACTGACCCATTTTACGAACTCGATAAAATACTATCTTAAAAATATTGAGGAGGAAAACCGATGGCAGAAGACATCCAAGCTGATGTTGCAACGGAGCAAGTCCAACCAGAAGCCACCCAAGTTACTTTTGGGCAAGGCGATAGTGTTGACACTTCAAGCAACGACAATGGACAAGTTGAAAGCGAGTCTATAAATTCATGGGAGGGAGATAAGCGTTTTGAATCGCACTGGGGCAAAGACCCAAACAAAATGTACGAATCATTGCGTTATTATGAGAAAAGACAAGGTGACTTTGACAAACAGATTAATGATTATAAATCTCAAGTTGAAGAACTCCAAAGATATAAAGACGACTATTCGCAAATTGAAGAATTGTTCAATCATCCTCAAATTGGTCCAGATATAGAAAACGTCTTAAATAAATATCACAATGGTAATGTAGAGCAAGCACAGCCACAAACTAATGTTCAAGATGACAGATTAAATGAAATTTTGTCTTGGAAGGAAAGCATCGAGCAGCAGGCGTTATCACATTATGAAACTCAACAGCAAAATGAGGCTTTTAATAAAATTGATAAGTTAGCTGAACAATATGTTATCAATTATGATAAAGAGCAATTCGCTAATTTTATGAATGAAGCACAAATCCCTAAACATTTATGGTTTGATGCATTTAAGGCCCAAGCATTTGAGCAAGTAATGGCAAACCAGCGATCGAAAGCTGCAGAGCAAGCACTAAGCAAAGCGCAAGCAACGCAAAGTGTCGTTACAGGCAACAATAAAGGCCCAGTGACTATGAAGGCACCTAGTAACATTAATGACTTAAAGGCGCAACTTGACTCAATATTACCAGATTAAAAAAAAGGAGAATAAACGATGGCTTTAACCACAGCACAACTCGATGAAGTACAAGCGGTCGCGCATAACGCGTTCGAAAAAATTATGCCAGATCAATTTTTAACATCTTCTGCATTCGGCAGCATGATGAGCAAGGCCCCTAACTTGCAATATGTATCAGGTGGATCAAAAATCCAGCAGCCAGTACAAATTGCAGAAAATCAAGCCGATGGTTTCATCGACGGTAAGTTTGATGTATTGGATTTATCAGCTTCACAGCAACTAAGTTTTGCGGAGTTTGACTTCAAATACCAAAATTACAATGTAACAATCACTTTTGATGATATTACACGAACTGACGGTACCCCTAACGCAATTAAATCTCTCTTAGTTGAGAAGGTTAATTTAGCTGCTGGAACTGCTAAACGTACCTATGCACAAGCATTGCACGGTAACGGTTCTGATTCTAACGGAAAAGCAATTAACGGACTTGGTGACGTAACTGCTGCTTCTGGTACTGCTTATGGTGGTATTACCAACACTGACCTAGATGATTCAACTACTTGGTTAACTGAAATTGATTCAAGCACTAACACAATTAACTATGCTAACTTGAACACTCTAGTTGGGACTTTGATTGCTCGTGGGCAAGGGTCAGGAGATGCGGCTGGGTCATTTGCGCCTGATGTAATGATCTCCAATTCATTCGTGCAAGACAAGTTTCTAGCTTCTCAGCAGTCACAGCAACGATTTGCTCGTGAGGATGATTTAAAAGCTGGATTCGCTGGTTGCAAGTATAGAAACATTGACTGGTATGTAGACGACTACAGCCCAGGTTCTGCTGACGGGTCAACTGCTGATAATTTCTTATATGTTTTGTCTAGTCCAACCTTTGCTTTGAAATACAAGTATGGTTTTGAAGGGAAAAAAGCCCCAGTTGATTTTAATGGTCGTATTCCTAATCAAGCTGTTATTACTTCACAACACTTCATGGCTTACAACTTAGTTTGCCGAGCACGACGCTACAACGGAGTTTTCAAGGCTTTACAGTCTTAATAATTATTGAAAGGAGAAAACTATGTCTTACGTAAATTCAATCGACACTGATGACTTAACAAATCCATCTAGCACACGAAAATATGAGCTAGGCGCACGTTATGTTGATCATTCAGATACAAACGCAATTAAAAAAGAATATGTGTACGTAAAAGCACACGGTGCATTGACTCAGTATCAGCCATACCAGCTATCGGTAGTAAATACTGCTGGTGCTGAAGTTTCAACAAAGGCCCCCGCAACTACTGCAAGTGGCGCTACTGTTGTTGTCCCTCAAGTTGCTGTAACTTCTGGTTACTATGCTTGGCTTGCTGTAAAAGGAATTGTAACTGTATTGACTACTGATACATTTGCAGCCGGTGACTATGCTGAAGTATTGAACGCAGGAACTGGTCTTAAATTAGACGGTGGTGTTTCTGGTTCAACTGCTGAAGGTGCAGGTTCCGTTGGAATTGCAACTACTGCAACAAGCGGTGGTTCAGCATCTTTTGTATTGTCAGGTAACGTAGTAGCTGTAGCAGCTTCTTAATAGTTTATTGGGTGGTGGCCTTGTGCCACCCCCACTACTAATGAAATGGCAAACTTTCAAGATATTTTAGCAAACGAAGGGGTTAGGTACTTTAAGTCAACGGGTACTGGTACAGATGCAGACCCTTACATTCCATCAACGTCAACGGCAATAAGTGCTGATGAGGTATCTAGTATTACTAATTTTAATGTTTCTATCGGCACAAGTAGCACTCAAGTGTTAGCTGCTAATAGCAACAGAAAATTACTGATATTAGTTAATGACAGCGATGAGCCTATTTATGTGTCACTAGGGGCAACAGCAACGCTTAATAATGGTATTCGTTTAAATGCAAGCGGTGGAGCTTTGGCCTTGGATAACCCCATATTTAAAGGGGTAGTTAATGCTATATCAGCGAATGGAAGTAAAACGCTTGTGGGTGCCGAGGGATGACATACATCTATAATCCAACTGAGGGTGGCGGTGGTGGTGGTTCAGATAAGTTTTTATCATCACTAGGTTTTGACACTGGAACAGGGGTTCTCACAGCTACGATGAACGATAGTGCAACAAGAACCGTAGACTTAGACGGACGATATCTGGAAAACGTCGTAGAAGACACAACGCCACAATTAGGTGGAGACTTAGACTTAAATAGTAGTGATATCACAGGGGCAGGGAATATAAATATAACAGGCGCAGGAACACTTTCGGGCGATTTGACAGTAGACACTAATACGTTATATGTCGATTCAACAAATAATCAAGTAGGAATTGGGACAACAACACTAAATGGTGAAATATTAACAGTTAATGGTAATGTAGAGGCTGATAATTTTATTGGTGGCTTACGTGGTGAGGTGCAATTTAAAGCCAAAGCGGGTGAGGCAATAACAAAAGGCGACCCTCTATACATCTCAGGTTATGACGTTACAGGTAATACTCCCGTAGTTGGCATTGCTGATGCTAATGACGTTAATAAAATGCCCGCCTTCGGGTTAGCCGAAAGTACAGTTTCTAATAATGCATCTATAAATGTAGTCACGTTTGGTACATTGTCAGGAATAGATACAAGTTCATTTAGTTTAGGTGATATTTTATATGTTTCTGACACAGGTACACTTACAGCCACTAAACCCTATGGCGAGTCATCAAAAATACAAAACATTGGCAAAGTTCAACGAGTACATGCTAGTGCAGGAAGCATAAAAGTCGGTGGCGCAGGGCGTACTAATGACGTGCCAAACCTTAACGATGGAAATGTGTTCATTGGGAACTCTAGCAATACATGGGAGGCTCGAGCCTTAACGCTTGATGACGTAGCAGAGACAGCGACTAACAAGCATTTTACAGAAAGTGACAACGCTAAATTAGATGGCATAGCATCGGGTGCAGAGGTAAATGTTAATGCCGATTGGAACGCTGTTAGTGGTGATGCTCAGATATTAAACAAACCTACAACCATAACAAGTGCAGAACAAACGAAGTTAGGGCATATATCAGTTACGCAGGCAGTGGACCTCGACACAATGGAATCTGATATAACAACAAACAACGCCAAAGTGACGAATGCCACGCATACGGGTGACGTTACAGGTGCCACAACATTAACTATTTCTGATGAGGCCGTAACAAATGCTAAAATGGCGCATATTGCTACAGGAACTGTTAAGGGAAGAACAACAGCAGGCACAGGCGATGTAGAAGATTTAACAATATCAACAACTTTAAAAACAGCACTAAGCTTAGTTAAAGGCGATGTAGGGCTTGGGAATGTAGCTAATGTAGATACGACTAACGCAAGCAATATATCCAGCGGCACATTAGCAGAATCACGATTGCCGAGTATTGATGCAGATAATACAACAATAAGTAATTTAACAGTAACAAATCTAAAAGCTGGTGTGCTAGACACAGACCTGAACAGTGTTAGTGCAAGCCATGATACACTTGCCAGTGCTAAAGCAATCAAGGATTATATAGATGCAAGGGTGCAGTATGCATTGGATAATGCAACGCAGTATTTTGGATAGGAGGTAATATTATGTTAGTTAGTGACGTTATAGATAGAATCAATACAGCAATATCTGACCAAGACAGCACAAAAGCTAGTAACACACTTTTTACTAATAAGCGTAAAGTCAACCAACTTAAAAATGCATTAGATCAGTATGCAAGCAACGTTAAAGGTATTGAAGATATTTTTAGTACGCCCGTAAATACGTCGAATCGAGTTGTTACAGGCCCTACTGATGCGATTAGGTCACAGGCATATAGACTAGCCTATATATGGCGTGATGGGCGTAAAAACCCATTAAATATAAAAAACTTAAATTATGTAACTACAGAGTTCCCTTATAATACCTATGCAGGGATTCCCCGTTTCATAAATGTTTGGAATAACGAAATTACCATTTATCCTGATAGTAGCAGTTCAGCACAGACGACGACTCTTAACGGGGCTATTAGTGATAGTGCTACTACAATTACTGTAGCGTCAACTAATAGCTTTCCAGAGCTAGATGGTCGTATAACAATTAACAACGAAAAGATACGATACACCGCTAAAACCGCAACAACGTTTACCGGATGCACGCGAGGTGTTGAAGGAACAACAGCAGCAGGGCACAGCGACACTGATTCAGTAACGCATAACAATTTTGAGTTGTTTTACCGGCGAAAGCACTTCGAAATAAGCGTTGACGCTAACGACACAATTAGTCTTACAGACCTAGCCAAAGAGATGGAAATACCAGACGAGCATGTTGAGCCAATTGTAGATTTAGTTGCGAATAAATTGTTAATACTTATTGGCGATTTCAATTTAGCTGACAGGTACAAAATAGATGCAGCAGCCTTTTTCAGACAAGCAAAAAATGATGTTGAGGCAGGCTATGGCGATGTGGTACAAGGTGGCATGATTGGGAGCGCCTACGATTGGGAAGTGAATAATATAGGAGCAACAATTTGAGCTTTGTTGTAGAATCTTACGAATCTAAGGGGTTGCGAGACGACAAAGGGCGTAAGTTTGTTTCGCCTGAGTATTTCTACAACATAGAAAACATGAACTACGATGGCATTATCGGGTGTCAGAAAATAAAAGCCCCAAGCGTTGAATACAACGTGGGAAGCAACCAAATTGATGGTGGGGTAGACTTTAGATACATTGATTCAGTTGGTCAGTTTCAAAGTGAAAAGATAATTGTCCAAGGCGGATCAATAATCAAAGACTTTCTAACTAGCCCGAGCACAGTGTATACAGGTTTAACAGCCGGCAAGAAATGCACGTTTGGGATACTCAACGATAAACTATTTATCTCGAATGGCTTTGATTATCCGTTGGTATATGATGGTACATACGTCAAACAAATGGGTGCACCTACAGCTAAGGACTTGCTTGTAGCTGGAAGCTTAACAGGCGCTTATTACTACGCCATGACGTATGTTATTGATGGGGTGGAGATTATACTAGGAACTGTTAGCAACACCATAACCGTATCAAGCAAAAGTATTGATCTTGATTTACCGGTTGGTATTGCTACATGCACAGCACGAAAGATATACCGTACAGAGGCAGGGGGTAGTACACTTAAGCTGTTAACAACAATCAACGATAACACCACCACAACGTATCAAGACAATACGGCTGACGGCTCACTAGGTGCAAATATTCCTAGCACTAATAGTTCATGCCCAACCCCGCAGTTCATAACCGTCAAAGACGAAAAAATCATTGGCGCAGTAAATGCAAATAGACCTAACTATTTATATGTAACAGAGTTTGAAGTTGAAGTGTTTTTTAACACGTCAGGCGTTTATGATGTGTCGGGCGTAGGTAACGACAATTCGCCGCTAACAGGCCTTATTGAGGACTATAACCAAATAGTGGTGTTTTCTGAAAAGCATATTTATTTGGCCGATACGTCAGGGCTTACAGCCAGCGTAAAACAAACTACGTCAAACGTAGGATGCATTGATGGATTTAGCATAGCCAGAATACCCGAGAATGATATCTTGCAAGGTGGGATTATGTTTGTCTCTAACTTGTATGACGTTCGTATTTTCAGCGGTAACATTGCCACAAACTTAGCGACAAGTTTTGATAACTTAACAACTAATAATTTTTCTAGTGCGTTAAATAAAGATAGTTTAAAAAATCAATTAAAAGATAATGCATTGGAAGCAGTTTTTTATGATTATAAGTACCATTTAATCGCTGAAACGTTTATGTATGTTTACGATATACGGATTAGCGGATGGACCAAGTACTTCATTAAAACAACGAGTTACACACCAGTCTATTGGCGATTTTTTTTAATAGGGCAGACTCTATACGTAACCCAAAAAAATACAGGGATTGTTGAACAGATGTACAACGCTATTACTTATCGGGGGGAAGAGATTACAGCCTTTTTTGAAACGCCAGAAATAGCTGTCGGCACAGAGCGTAAGTTCTTTAAAAATTTATATATCTATTATGATAAATCTGGGAGCAACACGCTAACCGCACTCGCTACAATAGACAGCACTAAAACTGTAACAGCAACCATTACATACGATGGGGCGTACTATGACTTTGATTATTACGACGAAGATTATTTTGAAACCACAGAGGACGAGGAAGACTACAAAGTTGTATACATTAACAAATACGCCAACTGGATGCGGTTCAAGATAAGCACACAAACACAAGCAATTATTAAAGGTTGGAAGTTAGAGGGGCGAGTTATTCAATGAACATTGAGTATGTAACATATGATGATATTGATGAAATTGTGTCATTTGGTGAACAATGTTTTAAAAATATGAAGCTCGATACATTAGGATTAAAATATTGTAAAAAAAGTCATACTCAAAACATGAAAAGGTATATTAATACAGATACCTATGTCACTATTAAGTGCATGAAAGAAAATTCAATCATTGGTTTTTTATGCGCTTATGCGTCACCACAGATATTCAATAACAATTGTGGGATCATGAATGTTTTTACAATACAGGCCAAACCCGGACTGCCAAGCATAACCAAAGGACGTGTTATAAATGCATTTAGGGTGTTTATTGAAGATATATGTAAAAAAGTAGGAATACAATTAATCAATTTTCAGGCAATGATTAGTAATGATTTATCAAAATATTTAGAAAAACATAACTATAAAAAAGGCGATATTTTATTATACAAGGAGGTAATTTAATATGGGAGCATTAGCACCAATAGGTATGGAGATAGGCAAACAGGCAGCGATAGGGGTGGGGTCTTCAATGTTAGCCAGTGAAGCAAACAAGGCACTTGGACAAACTCAAAAATCAGGTATACAAGCCAGTCAGCTATCACCAGCTATGGGTAACTATCTTGAAAAGTCTTTAGCTCAACTTGAAGAAGAAAAAAGACGCAAACAAATGTTAGATAGCAGAAGTTTAAATTATAATCCCAATAAATTCGGAGGGTATGCATAATGAGTGGATCAAGCGAAGAAAGAAAAATAAGTGATGCTCAAATTGCAGAACAAAGAAGACAGTTTGATTTAAATTTACAACAACAATTAGCACAGCTTAGAGGTCAACAGCTAGGCCAAGAAGAAGCACTTGGAAGAGCGCAAGATATTTATGGTCAAGCCAGTGGCCGTTTTGGAACATTACAACAGGCAGATATACCAGAGCTTACAGGAACGCCAGAAGCCATTACCCGATTACAAGGATTAATACGAGAAAGAGCTTTACCAGAGCAACAACAAGCATTAAGCAGAACTAAACTAGCACAACAACAGGCAGGAGTTAGAGGCCCAGAAGCTGCATTAATGGCGCAACAACAAGCCACCAAAATGGGAACTGATTTAGCAAGGGCAGCGGAAGAAGTAGCACTTAAACAAGCATTGTCTGATCGTGGATTAAGGCAACAAGAAGCATTAAGACGACAACAGTCAGCAGAAGAATTCCAAAAACAACAAGCATTAGCTGGATTAGGTCAGGCACTAACGCCAGTTCAAAAATTTGCAGAGAAAAAACCAGATTTATTAAAAATAAATAAAAAAGCCCCTGGGTTTGTTCAAGCAGTAGTTGCAGGTGAAAACAAAAGAAGATTAAAAAATAGTTTAAGTAATTATTAAGGGATTTAACATGAATCAAGGAAATGTAAGAAATAAAGTTAATTTTTCAAAAGTAGAGCCTAGACCAAGTAATGACAATATCCTTTCACAGTTTTTAGGAAGTATCGGTAGCATTGGACAAGGGGTTGGCGAAGCAGTGGGGCAATTTGGAACTGGAATTGCTGGGGGGATCGGCCAAGGCGTAAATCTTATCGGGCAAGGCATTGGTGAAATGAATAAAACGCCAGAGGGGAGACTTGCATTGCGTGAATTGGTGGGGGCAGCACTAAGAGGCGTAGGGCAAGAAGATTTAGGTACGGGAATACAACAATACGCACAGCGTGTTTATCAACCAGAAGCACAACGGGCATTGTATGAGACACAACAAAAGGCAGAAGCAGAAAAAGCAGAAAGAGATCGAGATCAAAAATTAATAGATGAACAACGCAAAAGACAACAGCAAATAGAAGATGCATTGTTTCTAGATTTAAAGAAAAAAGAGCAAGATCCCAAAGAGGCTAGATTTAAAGCTCGAAAGCAAGCATCACATGAAGTATTAACTAAGTTTGAAAATAAAGAAAACCCATACTATGAAAATACTAAAAAGTTTTTAAAGGACCAAAAGGTTCCTTATTTGTTTAAATCTGATGAATATAAACAGATAGATCAAGCACAGCGTGATTTTGTTAATGCTGTTTTGCGTGAAGAGTCAGGTGCAGCAATCGCAGAATCAGAATTTGAAAATGCAATAAAACAATATTTTCCACAACCTGGTGATACTGCTGAAGTTGTAAAGCAAAAGCAAATAAACAGAGAGCAACAATTTGAAAAACTAGATAATGAAGAGCCAAAATTGACAGGCGGGTTTAAATTTCTTGGAGTTGAGTAATGCCAATTTATAAAGTACAAGCACCTGATGGCAGAATAATGAAAATAGAAGGTGATTCGCCACCATCACAAGCTATTGTTGAAGAATATTACAAAAACTTACCTCCAATAGATACTGCAAAAGAAGTAGCACAAGAACCAACATTAATGGAAAAGATACGTGGCATATCACCATTAGAGGTAATAAAAGAAACGCCAAAACAAGTCGTTAGTGATATTGCAAGATTAGCGCCTATTGCAGCGTTACCTTTTTCTGGTATAGGGTTAGCTGGGCAAGCTGCAATAACTGGAGGCAGCCGAGTTATTGGCGGGCTAGCCGAAGGTGAGGGCGTACCTCAAGCATTAAAATCAGGTGCTATAGCAGCTGGAACTGAATCAGCAATAGGAAAAGGTTTAAAACTTGCAAAGCCAGTAGCTAAAGCATTAGAAAAACCAGCCAAAGAAACAGCAGCTTTTGTTGGTAATATTCTTAGTTCAGTACCTAGAGAATCAATAGAAAAAGCATTAAGCAATCCAAAAATATTAAAAACAAAAGATACATATACGGATTTAGGCAAAAAAGCAAAAGAAGGTTTGCAAAAGTTATTGAAAGAATCAGGCACACGAAAAAAACAAGAAACAAGAATTTTAAAGCAATCTGAAAAGCAATTTGATTTATCAACATTCGTAAATCGTCAAAAACAACTGCTTGAAAAGAAGGCAGGACAACAAAGCGTATACACGCCACAAGAAAAAGTAGATATTAATGAAATTTTGGATAATGTAAAAAGAGAGCGTAGCCCAGAGGGATTGCGAGAAATTATGGACCAGATTGACAATACAAGCCAATTGTATAAAGACCCCGCAACAGTTTCTAAAAGAACCACAAAAGGCGACAAAAAATTAAAAGAAATAAGCAACAAAATTAGATCGCAATTAAAAGCTGAGGTTAAAGGAGTTTCTGAGCTCAGAGAGCAAACTAAAGAGGTGCTTGAAATTAAAGAGATCCTTGGGAAAAAATTAGCAAAAAACAAAGACGCTTCAAAGCTTTTAAAAAGACAACAAGATGATGTTACACAAGAAGCGTTACAAAAATTAGATGACTTATTGCCTGAATCCAATAAATTTTTGAATAAAGCAGAAAATATAAAAATTAAAGAACAGTTTAGCAAAATTTTCCCTGGGCAAGGCGGTGGGTCAGGTGGTGCCGAGGGAATAGCCAATTTATTACGTGTTGGGGCAGGTTTAGCAACAACCCCAGTGGCATTACCTTTTATTAGCCCAGTTGCACAAAAAGCAGCTATCGGAACTTTGCCAGCAATTGGAAAAGGCTTACAGGTAGCAGGAAGGGCAATCCCAAAAGCTGCAGCAATGGCAGTTACACCAATAGAAAGACAAGAAAGCGGAGGCATAGCCCCGAGATCATTACAACAAATTAAAAAGGAGCGTGGACTATAATGGCAGTACCAAGTGCAAGTGATTTTAATAAATGGAGTGGAACCAAGTTTACCAATACCGATTGGGATCAGAACGTAGACAAAACAGTCGAAATATTAGCAAACGGTAATTATGACCTTAATGTGGCACAAGTAACAGCTACAAGTTACGTTGGTATACCATCCGATCAGTTCTCAACAATAACAGCAGGTGAAAACTTAACAGCCGGTGATATTGTAAGAATTAGTGGCGGACAGGCGTATAAGGCAGACAATTCAACCAGTGGCGGTATTACAGCGGTTGTCGGTGTTTGCAATACAACGGTGTCCAGTGGTGGAACAGTTAAGATTGATTATGGGTTTTATAATTCGTTTAGTTCATTAACAGCCGGGACTATATACTATATTGGAACAAGCGGAGCGATAACAGCAACGAAGCCAAGTTTATATCCAGTAGAAATTGGCCGAGCGGTTAGTGCAACAAGAATTAATTTAAATTTTAGAGAAGATGACAAGCCTACTGGAACAATTATAACCACAGCATTAACGTCAGCCCCTAAAGGGTATATTGAATGTGACGGGTCAGCGGTTAGCAGAACAACACACGCACGTTTATTTGGGGAGTTAGGCGTTATATATGGGAATGGCGATGGAAGTACCACGTTTAACTTGCCTGATTATAGAGGCCAATTTTTAAGAGGGTATGATAACACAGCAGGAACAGACCCAGATGCTGGATCACGTACTGATCGAGGCGATGGCACGACAGGCGATGCAGTAGGTACTAAGCAAGATGATGCATTCCAAGGCCACGCACATAATTGGTTAGCAACATTTACATTAAATTCAGGAAGCGGAGGACATATCGATCTAGATGATGGTACTCCCTCAGCTAATATACCACCGGCTTATCAACAAGGGTACGTGTCAGATGGAACAAATGGAACTCCAAGAACAACCTCAGAAACACGCCCAACAAACATAAACGTCATGTATTGTATAAAGCTATAAAATGGAACTACTAAGATACGCCCCATCGCTATACACATTAATACAAACCGCATCTGGACAATTTTTTGTTGTATTTTTTGCTTATGTCGTAATGGGGGTGTACATTTATCGAATGTTCAACGAAATTAGCACAATCAAAAAAAACATGGAAAAGTATAAAGAACAGACCGATGAAGCAATCAAAAGCGTATTAACTGAATTAAAACAGGTCAGCCGTGTCGTTTATAAAATGGCAGGCAAATTGGAGATAGATTAATGATAAAAGTACACTTTCACAAAAAAAAATACAAATGGTGGAATCCCATTAAATACACAACAAGTATAATTAAAATACGTTCAAATGATGTTTATTATCATGTCAGTTTTGAAGAAAGTGAAATTTTTTATGAATCTGAGTTTTTTAGTGGGGTATCAAGCTTTATTCATCCAAGAAATGATATAGCGCACACAATACAATTAAACATCGACAAAAAAACAACACAAAAAATTGTTAAAGAATTTAGGTCAATGCTTGGTAAAAAATATGATTTGTTTGGTGTTATATTTGGATTTTTTGGCTACAAAGTACATGATAGCAATAAATATTTTTGTTCAGAATTGTTTTTGCCAATCTTAAAACATGCTTATGGCATCACTAAAAATGACTTAAAAACAAACCTAAGCCCTAAAGATGTGCGAATGATATGTTTGGGGTTAATTGCAAATATTACATAATATAGTGTATTAAGTGCAATCTAAGCTCAACAGTCTCAAGGAAACATCATTACAAGTTATAACTGATATAGGCATAAATATGTGTATTGCAGTGCCCTTGGCACGTTTTTTGCATAATGTTGAAAGTAAGGCCATTTTAGACATTATGGTCATTATGACAATCATAAATTTTGGGAAAACTTATGCAATTAGAAGGGCAAACGAAAAAAGAGTCAATTAACACATTGAAAAATAAATGTGATGCGATGCACAATAAATTATCAAGTATTGAGTCAATGACAGCGAGTCGATGGAACAATATAGATGTTGTAATCAATAAATTTGTGATAAGTGTTTCTATACTACTTGTGCTTAATTGTACAATACTAGCTATTTTGTTTTTCGCATTTATTTAAAATAAATTTTATATCATCACAGAAATTAGACGCGTCGCCTAAGTATATTTGAAACCCCTCGTCTTTTTTTGGAACTATATTTTTAAGGACCAAAGCGTTTGTAATATTGCAATCATTAAACTTATATTTTTTTTGTAATATATCTTGAATTGGTTTTATTGGGTTGTCCCAGTCTGCCCTATTAGTAGAAAAATTAAAAATGAAGATAATATAATACTTATCATAATCTATTTTATGTTTAGGCAAAGTGTACAAAAGTATCTTTTCGTAGTCTTTATAAGCTTTTGTTTTAAATCTCTGGCCCTGCCAACACTGATTAACACTTAATAATTTAATTTTTTTTTCTATTTTTATCATTATCTACCTATGGTATAATTCTTTTGTAATCTCATCACACCCGGCAAGTCCCCCGAGGCTTGCCGCTAACTCTGACTTAAAAGATCAATTGCAAGATTATGTCTATCTAGTAGCACTTTTTTAATTTTATCGATATTGTCATTTTTTGAAGGATTAAAAACATCAATTGTGTCGAGTAAAAAGCCAGAATTTATCTTATCTGATTTTTTAAGAACGTAATTGTGAAAGAATTTATTAGCTTCTACACTGCTATATCCTAAAGATTTAATATCTTGAATGACTTCATTTTTTAACAGATTTTTAAAAATGTTAGCACCCATCGCTCTCATTGTAGTGCTAGGGCAAGGTTCATATAACTTTTTTTCAATTTTTATTCTTTCAATTGCATATTTTTGTAATATTGACTTTATATTCATTTTTTTTCCTCATTGAAATTAGTAATCATAGTTGCAACATTGTCTTTAACTTTTACATCAATATCACCGCCTTTCATTTTTATTGTTACTGTATCAGCGCATAGTTTGTAAAAATTAGAAACTAAGGCAACTGCACATGCGCCTGTTCCGCAAGATGTTGTTTCTCCAACCCCGCGTTCAAAAACACGCACGTGTATCCCGTCGTCTTTAACACATGCAAATTCAAGATTTACGCCATCGGGGAAAAATAATTCACCTAAGCCATTTATAGACATTTGAATTTCCTT